GCATCGACATCCAGAATACTCAAGGCCACACCATACTCATCCACCAGGGGAAGCAGAGCTTTCTCCATATCGTGGCAGAGGTGGCAGTAGCCCCGACCAATCAGTGTCAGTTCAATTCCCATTTAAGCCCTTGATGTATTTCGTTGCACCTTGGTGCTGCAATGGATACCAGGCCGTCGCCACATTCTGTTCCCTTTCCATTCCCCCAAGACCAACGGTTCATAGAGGCATCTATATATATGCATGCATGAGGTGCGCGCGTGCATGTACGTCATGTGCGCGAAGCAATGATTTTAAAGTAAGGCGGCCTTCGGAAAAAGGTAACAAAGGTAATCGGTTGTAAAAATAGCTTGGAAAGCCCTGATACACGGCCATCTTGGCGAAGTGATCAAAGGTAACTTTTGAGTAATAGATAGGTAACCAAATTACTATTTACAAAGGTAAGCAGAAGAGATTTTTTAACCTCATAAAATCAACAACTTAAAGAAAAATTACCTTTTTAGTTACCAGATATTACCTTTCACAAGTAACTCAATTTCACCAACGTAATCAATCACATACGAACAGGATTCAGGACCGATTACCGAAGTTACCATTCTCCGAAATCGACATCCGTTTCAGTGAACAGACGCCCGCCTATGCATCGAAATACGATGCTGCAAGTCCTTGGGTGCATGGATTCGCACAGATTTTTCAAGCGGAGAGTGCCGCAGCCGCCCAGCCTGGGTGCGGATCGGACCATGGTTGCAAGGTGCAACCTTTTCCATACGAAAAGCGGGTGGGCGGGGCGGGGTCCCGACCGCGCGCGGCTGGGGTGGGTTGCCTATTTTTTGAGCTGATTTTTCCCCGTCGAGCAATATACTGTATAGACGTACAGTTATTTGAATGAGGGGTGACTATGGGCTCAGTGCTTGTGAGGTATCGGTGGCGCTACTTCTGCCCGATCAAGAACAAGATGATCACCACCAAGGCGGCGTTTGAAGAACAGTTGATGAAGGCTGAGCACCCGGACGCCGTGCCTGTTGATGGATCGCGAATCGAGACACTGCTTTCCAATGATCCATTGGAGAACAGCACGAGTGCGTTCTTGAGGAATGCATCGCTTCCTGATTGGAAGTAGCGAAACTTGGACGAAAAAAAGCCGCACAGACAGGCGGCTTGGGGCGGCTTGGCCGCTAAGTTGGACAGGTATCAGAAGTTGCGGATGATCAGCTCTGTCGAATTGCTGCGTCGCCCTGCACCGCCCACCGAATAGCTGATGCCAACGGTGTCCATTGCCAGTCCGGCGAAGGCTTGTCGCATTTCAAGGATGTCGTTGACCGAGATGATCATCTTCCCCTGGATCGTCTTTGCCAGTTCCGCCATGCGGTCATACTGGCCCAGCGCAAAATCGACGCCATATCCCTCAGTGCCCCAGTAAGGAGGATCACAGTAAAACAGAGTGTGAGGCCGATCGTATCGACGGATACATTCTTCCCAAGGCAAGTGCTCGATGTAAGTGCGGTGCAAGCGAAGGTGCGCGGCAGATAGATCCTCTTCCAGGCGCAATAGATTGAGCCTTGGCGGGCAGGTTGTCGCAGTACCAAAGGTCCTCCCATCGACCTTGCCGCCGAAGCCCAGCTTCTGCAGGTAGAAGAAGCGCGCAGCCCGTTGAATGTCAGTTAGCGGCTCAGCCGGCGTCGCCTTCAGCCAGTCGTAAATCTGTCGGCTGGCAAGGGAGTATTTAAATTGCCGGAGGAACTCCTCCAGGTGGTGCTTGACCACTCTATACAACGACACCAGATCACCGTTGATATCGTTGAGAACCTCAGACTCAACCTGATCTTTCATGAAAAACAACGCGGCGGCGCCGCAGAACGGCTCCACATAGCAGGAATGCTCCGGAAAGAGGGGCAGCAGGTGCTTTGCCAGGCGGCGCTTGCCACCGATCCAAGGAACAAGTGGGTTAACTCTAGTCATATTGGTGCGATTCGCATTAAGTGATAGCCTTCGGCCCGCCGTGTGCACGGTGCGGTGCCTTGGCTGAAAGCAGCTCGCTCTGCTGGAGGTGGCCGGGTCGGGTGTTCCACCACCCTCTCCGGTCGCACCGTCTCACTTCCTACCCGGGTTTGCCGGGGGAAGACTGTGATGACTCCGCCGCCAACGCATACGGCTTGAATCGGATTACCTCTTCCCCAAGCCAGTCATTCACCTCGCGCAGGCGGGCCTGGAGTGGTTCGATCTCGTTGGCGTTGAAGACTTTGGCCGCCTTCTCGGCATCGCCAAATCCGCCGGTGTTGTTCGGGATGATCCCGATCAGTTGGGGCGGAACGCGGTGGGCGGCTAGCTGGTCGTCGCGGGTGATGTTCTTGATGCCGGCGAACTCATCTTTGGCCGCCACTTCGCTGACCGGGATGATCTGCAGCCCGTCTTTCTTGCCATTCGGTGCATAGACGAACAGATTGCGAAAATTCCCTGGACCCTTGGCATTCTTCAACGCCTCGCGCAGGTTATCGACGTCCGTCTGGTTCTGTGCCGGGTCGGTCAAATACAGGATGAAGCCGGCGTGCGAGCCGTTCTTGTAATACTTGCGCCGGAACAAGGTGGCCGATTCATTGAGCCAGGCACTGTGCAGGGCCGGAATGTATTCCGGCAGGCCATAGACCTCCTGATTAATATCCGGCTCCATCAGGTGGAACACCTTGCCCTTCGGGAACTCGTGTTCTTCGTTCCACTTCGGGATGAACCAGTAGCGGTCAAGATCCACCCCGCGCCGCGTGTATTTCGCCTTAGCCGGCTTCAACGACATCGCCGAGCGCAGCATGCTGTCGCGACGTTCCAGGTAGGCATTGCCGAAGATCAGGAACTCATGCGCGAAGATCGAGAAATCTGTACGCGACAGCAGCTTGTGCGGCTCAAAGCAGCTCATCAGGATATTCCGCTTCACGATCATCGCGGAGGCATGATGCACCGCTGAGCGGCTCGATCGCGCCAGGCCGTCCATGCTGATCGGCGGCTCGTACCACTTGCCGTTATCCGGGCACTCCAGGTAATCGATGATCTCGCGGCGGTCAAGCACCGCCTCAGGGTCGCCGAAGCCAAAGGCCTCAACGCTTCCTGCCGTGGAGGTCATTGCCTGCGCGGCCGGCACAACCGGCGCCGACTGCGCCTTAAATTTGCGTTTCCTGCTCATCAAAAAATCTCCATTGAGGATTGATTCACTGCCGAGCGCCCTTCCAGCGGCTCGTTGAACAGCGCATGCATGCAAGCCCACGCCAGATCGGCGTGACTAGTGGCCTCCGAGCGCCCAGCTTCGAAGGTGAATTGCCGGCCGCTGGCCGTCGTCGTCTTCTTGATCGCCATGAAGGCAGCGGCAAGATCCGTCCAGCCGGCGTCGAATTCGAGGCGCCCCTTGTTGATCACGTCCATCGCCTTCAGCACCAGGCGCACCTTGACCTCTGGGCTGTACTGGAAGCCGACCACGCGCGGGAAGAACTGCTTGACCAGTTGGTAGACGCCCTGGCCGAGGCCAGTCATGTCGATACCGATGTAGCCCACGTTGTAGCACTCGGTAATTTTCTTGATCCGCGCCGCCTGCTCCTCGAAATCCATGCCCTTGAACTGGACGCGATCGAGGACGCGGAACTTGCCGCCCGGTACGGCCGGCGGGCACACCACCACCAGCGCCGCACTGTCGCCGGTGTGCGACGGGTCGTAACCCACCCACACCTCGCGCCAGCCCATAGGCCGCGCGGCAAACGGTTTGAAGTCGTCCCAGAGCGCCCAGGAATCCACCATGCAGCGTTGCATTGAGGCCAGCGGGAAAACGCTCTGCCCGTCGTCGATGAATTCGCACATCAACAAATTCAGGAACTCGTCCGGGGAGTACTCCTGGCGCAGTTGTTCGATGTCGAACAGATCGCATCCGCCGGCCAACGCATCCAGCACCGTCACCATCTGGCGCCACTGGCCGTCCTCGCAATCGCGGCCGTTCTTCAACGCCGCATGGGTGACATCCAGCTTGATCTTGTCGGGGCCGGCCCGGCCCTTGTTGAATAGTTCGCCGGTCCAGAACGGGTAAGCCTCATGCGAGACCGCCGACGGCGTTGAGAAGTAGGTCAGGCGCCAATGCTTGTGCATCGCCATGCCCGAGGCCACCTTGCGGAACTCCTGGAACTTCGGAATCCAGAAGTACTCGTCCATGTAAACATTGCCGTGATACGACTGGGCCGTCCGGCTATTTGTCCCCAAAAAGTACAGCGTCGCCCCGTTCGGCAACACGATCGGATCGCCCTGCAGCTCAACATCAGCCACGTCGGCCGCGAACTGCTTGATGTAGCCCTTGAAGACATGGGCCTGCGCCTTCGAAGCGGATAGGAAAATCTGGTTGCGACCGGTCTCCAGCGCATCGACTAACCCTTCGCGGGCGAAATACCACGTCGCCCCGATCTGCCGGCTCTTCAACAGATTGCGGATGCGCGCCTTCAAGCCGCTGCGGTACCACTTGTCCTGGTACGGGAACAGAGACTCCATGAAGGCCTTGACCAGCTGCTCCTGCTGCTCCTCGCTGATCGCATTGCGCGTCGGCTGCTTGCGCGTCCCGGCCCGGGTCTTGGCGTTGCGGTTCTCCACCGCCGGGTTCAGGTCGGCCTCATTGCCGTCCTTCGAATACTTCTTTACCCGCGCCAAGCGCTCCATCTGCCGGCCGAGCAGGTCGATCTCCTTGCAATCGGCCCCGTCCTTCTCCTCCTTGGCGACCAGGGCGATTAGCCGCGCTTCGATGCTCACCTCGGCGCGCTGTACCGGGTCGAAGTCGTCCCAGGCATCGCGCCGCTTCCAGCTATGGATCGTTGCTGGCTTTTCGCCCAGGTGCTCGGCAATGCGGATCACGCGCCAGCCCTGCCAGTACAAATCACGGGCACGGCGACGCGGATCGATCTCGGGCGGAATGGACGAATGAGGCAGCGCAGCAGTCATGGGAGCCGAGGCTACCCGCGCGCGCGAAAGGCGTAGCCGCCCGCCGGGAGTAAGCAGCCGGGCTACGCCCACAAGCCTTTGCCCCCCGCGCGACGCTGCCCGAAACTGGCCCGGTCACCACAAAACACAGACCGGAGCCAGACACCATGCCCGTTTCCAAGCCGTTCGCCATCGCAACCGAAGGCGCCACCACCGACGGCCGCGTCATCACTGCCGAATGGATCAAGCAGATGGCCGAGTCATATGACCAGAAGGCCTATACCGCCCTCGGCAACCTGGAGCACTACATCAGCATGCTGCCGGACAGCGTCTTCTCTGCCTATGGCAAGGTCGTTGCCCTGAGCACCCGAACAGCCGAAATCCTCGGCGAGAAGAAGCTGCAGCTGCTGGCCACCTTCGACGCCAACGACGCCATCGTCGCCCTGCAGAAGGCCGGCAAGAAGATGTTTTGCTCCATCGAGGTCAACCCGGACTTTGCCAAGAGCGGCAAGGCCTACCTGCAAGGCCTCGCCTTCACCGACAACCCGGCCTCGCTCGGCACCGAAGTCATGCAGTTCGCTGCCAAGGCAGAACAGAACCCCTTCGCCAGCCGCAAGCGCGACCCCGCCAACCTGTTTAGCGCCGCCCAGGAAGTCGCCATCGAATGGGAGGCTACTGACGCCGCCCCGTCGGCCGGTGACTTCCTGTTCTCCAAGGTCAAGGACCTGCTCGGCCTCGGCAAGAAGGACGCCGATGCCCGCTTCGCCGACCAGGCAAATGCCATTACCGCCGTCGCCGAAAGCCAGAAGAACCTGCTCGACCGGTTTGCCAACCAGGAGAAGGCCGGCACCGACCTCGCCGCCCAGCTCAAGACCAGCGCCGAGAAACTTGAGGCCATGAGCAAGGACTTTGCCGCCCTCAAGGAAACCCTCGGCAACACGGACGGAGACGACAAGACCCGCCCGAACGCTGCCGGCGGCGACGGCCAGATTCAGACCGACTGCTAACCCGCACCCAAATCCCGCTCCCCGGAGAACACAATGCGTAAAGAAACCCGCCTTGCCTTCAACGCCTACACCCAGGCGATCGCCAATCTGTCCGACGTTCCATCGGCCACAGAGAAATTCACCGTCTCGGCGAGCGTCCAACAGACGCTGGAAGACCATATTCAGGAATCCAGCCAGTTCCTGAGCCAGATCAACAATATCGGCGTCGACGAACAATCCGGTGAAAAGATCGGCCTCGGCATCGGCTCAACCGTTGCCAGCACGACCGACACCACTGCGCAGGACCGCGTCCCGACCGACCCGACCACGCTGGACAATCAGGGCTACCTCTGCACCCAGACCAACTTCGACACCGCGCTGAAGTATTCCAAGCTCGACGCCTGGGCCAAGTTCAAGGATTTCCAGACCCGCCTGCGCAACGCCATCCTCAAGCGTCAAGGCCTCGACGTAATGACCATTGGCTGGAACGGCACGTCGCGGGCAGCCACCTCCAACCGCGCCGCCAACCCCCTGCTGCAGGACGTCAACAAGGGCTGGCTGCAGAAGGCCCGCGAAAATGCCGCTGCCCGCGTCATGACCCAGATCGGGTCTACCGGCAAGATCCAGATCGGCGACGACCGCACCCTGGCCCAGGGCTACAAGAACCTCGACGCCCTGGTGATGGACATGGTCGACAACCTGCTCGACCCCTGGTACCGCGAAGACACCGAGCTCGTCGCCATCATGGGCCGCGACCTGCTGTCCGATAAGTATTTCCCGCTGGTCAACAAGGCGCAGGACAACGTCAACAAGATCGCAGCCGACGTCATCCTCAGCCAGAAGCGCGTCGGCGGTCTGCAAGCCGTCCGCGTCCCGTACTTCCCGGCCGGCAAGATCGTCGTCACCCGCATGGACAACCTGTCCCGCTATTACCAGACGGGCGGCCGCCGCCGCACCATCGTCGACAACGCCAAGCGCGACCAGATCGAAAACTACGAGTCGTCGAACGACGCCTACGTCATCGAAGACTACGGCCTCTTCTGCGCCGCCGAGAACATCGAAATCGTCTGACCACCGTAGCCCTGAACAGCCCGGCCAACCACCAGCCGGGCTGTCAAAAAGGAAACCCCATGCGCCACAGCCCCGCCCGCGCCCACTACCAGCAAGCCATGGCCGCCGCCCAACAGCCGGAAAACACCGACCAACCCCGCGACAAGAACGCAGCCAACGCCTACGAGCTCATGCTTGCCAAGCTGGCCGACGACAAGCGTCGACTCAAGGAAATCAAGTCCCTGGAGCTCAAGGCAGCCCTCAAGCTCACACTGCTGCCCGAATACGCCGACTGGATCGCCGGCGTGCTCGAGGGCGACAACGGCCGCCAGGACGATGTGCTGATGACCGTCTTCGTCTGGGCCGTCGACGCCGGACAGTTCGCCACCGCGCTCGACATCGGCGAATACGCCCTGCGCCACAACCTCGTCATGCCCGACCAGTATCAGCGCGACGTGCCATGTGTGCTGGCCGAGGAAATCGCCGACTTCGCTCTCAAGATCCCCGAGGACCAGTTGCTCGTCCTGCGCCCATACCTGGATCGCGCCATCGAGCTCACCGACGGTAAGGACATGCCCGACCAGGTACGCGCCAAGCTCTACAAGGCCAGCGGCTACGCAATGCGCGCCGACGGCGACCTCGCCTGGGCCCGCGCGCGGCTCGTCCGTGCCTTCGAGCTGTTCGACAAGGTCGGCGTCAAAAAGGACATCGAGCGTATCGACACGCTCATCAAGAACTCAAGCCCTGCGGTCGACGCCGAAAAATCGGCAGAAACCGGCAGCGCCTGACAAAGAGCGGACCCCGCACCCGGGCGGCTTGGGTGGCACCACTGGCTACCTCCTTGACCAGCGGCCCGCCACCCGACCACCGCCCACCTGAAGAAGAGAAAGCACCATGGCCTCCAAAACCCCAGCCCGCCAAAAACGCGAAGCCACTATCGACAAGACGCTTGCCCCAGCGACGACGGATGAACTGTTGGCGAATCTCAAGGAGTTCATGTCTGGACGACTTGACGACGTAGTAACGCCGAAAAAGCATCCTGTCACCGGGGTGATTGAATTATCGGCAGGCGCCCAGAAGCTTGGGCCAATGAAGCGCCGGATTGCCCGCTCGCTGATCGGTTCACGCTCGGTGTTTCACGGCGCGGGCTTTACAGCTATTGGCGCGGCATACACGATTGCGCATGAAATCGAAGCCCCGGCTCAGTTTGATTTTGTGCGGGCTATCATCTCGAACGGCGGGGCGTCTGCCTTTACCCTTGGAAATCTGAAATTCGCCGCAGCGGCGAACTTTGGCGACGACGGTGCGTCGCTCACTTGGGTTCAGGGTTCATTTTCGGCAAATGGCTTGAAAAGCATGCCGCCGGCTACCGCTCAGACGCCGACATCATTTTCCGTCCAGGCCAAACAGTCAGGCTCTGGCGCAAATGTTGTACCGGGCTTCGCTATATCCGACTGGGCGCAAGTATCAAGCCTTGATCGCGCAGACGGCGGGAAAAACCCAATCATTCAGTGCCGCAATGCCTTGCCATCCGGCGCAAACGTTATCTCTGTATCCGGAGCAAACGAAGCGGCGGTGTTCGATGCGCAGGCGGCTGCATCTGGCCTTCGCTTCCGGTCATCGCTGACGGCAGGCGATAACGTCACCACCATCGCCGCGCAGGCGGCAATTGCCAGCAATGGCTGGTTCGGCATCCAGGCGATTGAGTTCTTGCACCGATCGGCAGCCGTGCAGATCAGCGAGTTCGGCGACTCGACGCAACGCGGTCAAGGCTGGACTGACCAGAATACAGGGCATGTATCGCCGGGATTCCTCGCTCAAGCATCAATGAGTTCGCTGAGCAATCCTCTGTTTTACGCGAATCACTGTGTATCTGGTCAAACTTCGACTGCCTCCAGGGCAACGGCGAAGTGGCACATTGCAAATGCGAATATCGATGTCGCGATTATCCCGTCATGGTCAGCAAACGATACCGGGGCAGCGATCCTGTCGCAGTGGCCCGATATTCTGGCGACGGTCAATTACGCGCTATCGCTTGGAGTTCTGCCGGTTGTCGTCAATGCGATTCCGGAATACACGCTGACCCTTGCACAGGACAACGAGCGCAAGACGTTGAATGCTCGCTTGCTCGCACTTCGTTCGATTGGGGCGCTGGTGATTGACCGTGATGCAGCTATTACAGACAACGGCGCTCCTGCCCGACAGGTCGCCGCTCTGACAAACGAAGGTCGTCATCCAAACGCTGCCGGCTATCAGGCGATCAAGGATCAGTATGTCGGTGTGTTCAATCAGATTCAGGCCGCAGCCTGATTTCTAATCCCCTCAGCACGATGACCCAGACCGCCTCCCTCGACGCCCTGATCGACCACCTGGTCGCCCATCGGAAGCAGTATCCAGATCATGGCAACTGGCCTGTCGAGCTGCGCGACCGCATCGTCGCGTTGCCGCCCAAGCAACTGACGCACGACGAGCACGACAAGGTTGTCATTCTTGCCGGCATTCAGGCCAACTGACCATGATCATTCACGCACCGACGCCGACCACCGCTGAAACGCCCATCACCTCCAGCGCCTTCTGGCCGGAGATCGACCCGGCACAGATCCGCGAAGACCAGCGCATCGACAACACGATCACCCCTGCTCGTCTGCGCGGTGCCCTGATCGAAGCCATTGCCACCACCAACGATGCCCTGGCCGGCTGGCGCACCACCCAGCAGCTCCTCAACGGCCACGCCGAGCTCGCAGTCGTGCCGGCTGAAGAGATCGACGAAACCAGCATCCTCGTCCATCGCTACCGCCGCGCCGTCGGCTGCCTGGCCAAGGCGCTGCTGCTCGAACGCCAGCGCGACTTCGACGCCACCGGCAAAGGCGACAAAAAGGCCGAAGGTCTGACCGATCCGATCGACGACCACCGCCGCGACCACCTCAACGCCATTGCCGATATCGCCGGCCGGCCGCGCACCACCGTGGAACTCATCTGATGCAGGTCATCGCGCACCAGGGCGACAGCGTCGACAGCCTGTGCTGGCGTCACCTGGGCAGCAGCGCCGCGGTCGAGCAGGTCTTCGATGACAACCCGGGCCTGGCCGCCCTCGGCGCCACCCTGCCCGAAGGCACGCCGGTCACCCTGCCTGATACGGCGCCTGCCAACACCACTAAAACCCTCATTCAACTCTGGGATTGACACAATGGCCGAACCCGCCACCCCACTCATCGCTTCCGGCGGTCTCTACGTCCTAGGCATTGCCACCGGCCTCGACCCGGTGCTGCTCGCCGCCGGCTTCGTCGGCTGCTGGTGGTACAACAGCTACCTGCCGGAACTGCCCTGGCACCAGCGCTTCTCGTCGGCCGTCATCGCCGCCCTTGTCGCCACCTGGGTCAGCCCGCCCATCGTCCTCTTCGTCACCAGCCTTGCCTGGTGGCCGGCCGCCGTCCCGAGCGTCATCGTCGGCTTTCCATGCGCCCTGGCTATCGGCTTTCTCACCCACAAGGTCATCGGGCCGGCGCTGCTGCGCACCGCCCAGAAGAAAGCGGAGGATCTCGCATGAGCATCGCCCAGCACTTGCTTAACCTGGCCGGACTGATCTGCGCCGCCCTCGTCCTCTGGCGGGCCGAACAGGCAATTTCACGGATGACCGATGCCACCCACTGGATGGTCCGCTACGCCATGCTGCTCCTGGCCGGCGCCGCCATCGGCTTCATCTTCGCCATCCCAGCCGGGGCGGGCATGGACCCGATCACCCTCGCCGTGCTCGCCGGCATCGCCCTTCTCCTCATTTGCGAGCGCCGCGTCCTCTACCTCGCCCGCCAGCGATCGGGAGTCCATCATGCGTAACGGCGAAACCGGCGCCCACGTCGCCCAGTTGCAGCGCCAACTCATTGCCGCCGGCTTCAAGATCGAGGCCGACGGCTGGTTTGGCGACGCCACCGAAGCCGCCGTCAAGGCCCTGCAGCAGCGCGCTGGCCTGGTTGCAGACGGCATCGTCGGCCCCAAGACCATCGCCACCCTAATCAGCCGCGAGCGCGACCCGCGCCTGTTGAGCGAGGCCGACCTGGTCAAGGCCGCCCAGCGCCTGGGCGTCCAGCTCGCCGCCATCAAGGCGGTCAATGAAGTCGAATCGCGCGGCCGAGGCTTTCTCGATGACGGCCGCCCGGTCATTCTTTACGAGCGGCACGTTGCCTACCGCCTGGCCGCAGAGGCCGACCTCGCCCCTGAACTGTTCTGGCAACGCAGCCCCAACGTGCTCAACGCGCAGCGCGGCGGCTATGCCGGCGGTGCCGCCGAATGGTCGCGCCTGGCCACGGCCCTGCAGGTACTGCCCGCCGACATCGCGTACGGCGCCTGCAGCTGGGGCCAGTTCCAGATCATGGGCTATCACTGGGAAACCTTGGGCTACGCCTCGATCGAGACCTTCGTCGGCGAGATGAAGAAATCGGAAGCCGCCCAACTCGAAGCCTTCTGCCGTTTCATCGAAAGCGAGCCGGCTCTGCTCAAGGCGCTCAAGGCCCGCAAGTGGGCCGAGTTCGCCCGCGGCTACAACGGCCCGGCCTATAAAGAAAACCTCTACGACGTCAAGCTGGCCCGCGCCTACGAGCGGCACAGCCCGACGGAACAGGCTGCCGCCCATGCTGAAGCTTGAATCCATCGCCGTCCGCCTGCTGGCCGGACTGCTCCTTATCGTCCTCACCGCCTTCGCCGGCTACCGGCACGGCAGGCACGTTGCCGAAGGCGAAAAGGCCGAGGCCGAGCGCGACATCGCCATTGCCTACGCCGGTGAGATCGTCGCCCGGCAAGGCATCGCCGACGGGCTTACCGCAGAAAACGGAACCCTGCGCGCCGCGCAGGCCCCCAAGGACCGCATCATCACCCGGGAGATCACCCGCTATGAAACCGTCACCCTGGCTGCTCAGCGCTGCCTTCTGCCTGGCACTTGGCGCGTGCGCCACGACGCCGCTGCCACCGGCGACCCCGCCTTCGCCGAAACCGGACGCCTGGCTGCTGGAGAAGACGCCCCCGTTGAAGACACTGCCGCCCTCCAAACCGTCGGCGACAACTACAAGATCTGCCGCGACGCCATTGCCAAGCTCGCCGGCTGGCAGCGCCGCTACGCTGCCCTCGACGAGCACGGCCGATGAAAAAGCCCGCTGACCTGCGCGCCCACCTAACACTCTGGGTGCCCGACCTCGCCAGAAATCCGGACAAGCTCCACCTGTTCATCGAAAACGGGCGCATCGCCAGCCGCTTTGGCGCCTCGCTGTCCTTCGAATACCGCTACCAGTTGCAGATCGTCCTCACCGACTTCGCCGAAAGCACCGACGTCATCATCGTCCCGCTGCTCGTCTGGGTGCTGGAAAACCAGCCCAACCTGCTCTTCGACGAAAAGCTGCGCGACAACATTGCCAGCTTCCGCGCCGAGCCTATCGACCACGACAAGACCGACATCGAATTCACGCTCGACCTCAGCGAGCGCGTACTGGTCAAGGCGCAGGCCGGCGGCGGCTACCAGTGCGAGCATATCGGCGAGCCGCCGCTGCCGGAACTCGACGGCCCCATCAACTGGCAGCTTTACCTCGCCGGCGAACCGGTGCTGCCATGAACGAACTGTCGGCGCTCGAAGCCTTTGCCGCCGACCTGCTCGCCACGCTCGAACCCGGCCAGCGTGCCGAACTAGCCCGCCGGATCGCCCAGCGCCTGCGCATCAGCCAGCAAAAACGCATCGCGACTCAACTCAACCCGGACGGCAGCGCCTACCTGGAGCGCAAGTCGCAATTACGGCACCGCAAGGGCGAGATCCGCCGGCAAATGTTCGCCAAGCTGCGCACCGGCCGCTTTCTCAAGGCCAAGGGCACGCCCGACGCCGCTATCGTCGCCTTTACCGACCAGGTATCACGCATCGCCCGCGTCCACCAATTTGGCCTGCGCGACAAGGTCAACCGCAGGACCGGCCTCGAAGTGCAATACCCTGAGCGCCAGCTGCTCGGCGTCAGCGCCGCTGATGAAGCCCTGATCATGGAACTTTCGGTCGCCCACCTCGCCGATCGGCTGTAGGCCGCCGCCCCACACCCGGCCACATGCCCCACCCGCGCGCGAGGCTGGCATCCTCGGCGGCATGGATCTCGTCGAACTCTCCCGCCGCTTGGAAAACCTCATCCGCTTCGGTACCGTGCACTCGGTGGATCACGCCGCGCGCCGCTGCCGGGTGAAGAGCGGCAAGCTGGTTACCGAGTGGCTGCGCTGGTTCGAAGCGCGGGCCGGCGAGACCACTACCTGGAACCCGCCGACCATCGGCGAGCAGTGCGTCGTCTTCTCGCCGAGCGGCGAAGTCGAAAACGGCATGGTCATCTACGGCGCGCCGTCCGACGTCATCGACACCCCGAGCCACGACCCGGTCAAGCACGTCATCAAGTTCCATGACGGCGCCGTCTTCAGCTACGACCACGCCACCAGCCACCTCGATATCAGCGGAATCCGGAGCGCTACGGTCGACGCCGCCGAAACACTGCTTTTCAGGGCCGGGGAATCGGTCACTTTCGACACGCCGATCGTCCATGACACCGGCTGCCACACCACCGACGACCTGCTCACCTACAACAACGGCCTGGCCGGTTACGCCGGCGAGAACGGCAGCACCATCAGCGGGAACATGCGTCACCACGATGGGATGCTGGAACAAGAGAACGTCGTGCAAGTTGGTACCGGCGGCCGCATCGAATCCAACGGCATCGTCCTCGACGACCACGAACACGACGGCGTGTATCCAGGCGGCGGCACCTCCGGAGGCCCCGTATGATCGACCGCCGCACCGGACTTGCCATCGACGAGGATGCCCACATCCGGCAATCCATCGCCGACATCCTGTTCACCCCGGTCGGCAGCCGCGTCATGCGCCGCAGCTACGGCTCCCTGCTGCCCGACCTGATCGACCACCCGGGAAACCAGGCCAATAACCTGCGCCTGCAGGCCGCCACCTACATGGCCATCCTGCGCTGGGAGCCGCGCGTCACCATTACCAGCGTCGCCCTTGCCCAGGAGATGGACGGCACCGCCACCATCGACCTCACCGCCACCAAGCGTACCGGCCCGCGCGCCGGCCAGCGCCTCAACATCTCCGTGCCCCTGCAATGAGCGTCGATCTCTCTTCCCTGCCGGCCCCCGAGGTCGTCGAAACCATCGCCTTTGAATCCATCGTTGCCGAAGCCAGGGTAGATTTCGTCGAACGCTACCCGGCCGCTGCCGCAAGTATCGACCTGGAGTCCGACCCGGTCGTCAAGCTGCTCGAAAGCATGGCCTACCGCGAGTTGCTGCTTCGCGCCCGTTACAACGACGAAGCGCGCGCCCTGCTGCTCGCCTTCTCCACCGGCGCCGATCTCGACCACATCGGGGTCACCTACTTCAACGGCACCGAACGCCTCGTCGTCACACCTGCTGATGAAAGCACCATTCCGCCAACACCGGCCGTCATGGAATCCCACGACGAATATCGCATGCGCCTGCAGCTGCAGCCGGAAAGCGAATCAGTCGCCGGGCCGCGTGACGCCTACCGTTTTCACGCCATGTCCGCCTCTGGCCTGGTCAAGGATGCCCGCGCTACTCGCCCGGAATCCGGCACGGTCGAAGTCTTCGTGCTTTCCCGCACTGGCAACGGTGCAGCCGACGCCGAACTGCTCGCCGCAGTCAGCGCCGCCCTGACGCCCGAAGACATTCGCCCGATGTGCGATGAGGTTGTTGCAACGTCAGCCGCCATCATTGAATACAACCTCGACATCGACCTTGTTCTGTTCGCCGGACCGGCCGGCGAAGTCGCCAAACCGGCCGCAGAAACATCGCTCGCCGCCTTAGCCGCCGCAAACCACCTGCTTGGCAATGACATCGTGGATAGCGCCATCAAGGCGGCCGCACACAAGCCTGGGGTCAAGAAGGCAATCATCAACAGCCCGCCGGCAGACATCATCTGCACGCCCGGCCAGGCCCCCTACTGCACCGGCATCACCGTCCGCATCATCGGCGTCGAATGAGCCAGCCTGCCACTCTGCTCCCGCCCAGCAGCACGCCGTTCGAACGCGCCATAGATCGTACCGGCGCCGCTCGCCTCGCCGCCCTGCCCTCTGTCGTCAGCAGCCTTTGGAACGCCGCCACCTGCCCGGTCGACCTGCTCCCGTACCTCGCCTGGGCGGTCTCGGTCGATGAATGGGACAACCTGTGGAGCGAAGAGAAAAAGCGGGCTGTTATCACCGAGGCCCCGGAAATTCACCGCACCAAGGGCACCCCAAGCGCCATTCGCCGCGCCCTTGCCGCCCTCGGCCAGCCCGACGCCGAGATCACCGAACGCACCGACTACATCCGTTGCGATGGCTCGGTCGTCTGCGATGGCTCGCACACCTGCGGCGGCAACTGGGCCACCTACCGCATCCGCTTGTTCCAGCCGTTGACCGTCGGCGATGCGCACCTTGTCAAGCGCACGCTGGAGGCAGTCGGTCGGTTCTCGACCGAAATGCTATCCCTCGACTTCAGCGCCGCCGCCTTCCGCTGCGACGGCTCGATCACCTGTAACGGCGACTACACCTGTGGTGCGGTCGATACCACCATCAACTAGGAGCCTTCGATGGCCGCACTCAACGAACTCGAACAATTCGATGCCGAAGTATTTCGCATCGAGACCGACACCGTCTGGAAGGGCGGCGAAGAAGGCAACGCCAACAAGCAGGGCAAAGCCCTCGCCAACCGTACCGGCTGGCTCAAGGCTCAGGTTGAAGCACTCGGCAACGGCAAGCAGCCGCTGGACGCGACGCTGACTGCCCTCGCCGCCCTCGCGATCGTCGCCGACCGGATGATCTACAGCACAGGCCCCGACACCTTCGCTCTCACCCCGCTCTCGGCCTTCATCCGCACCCTGCTCGACGACCCCGACGCCGCCACCGCCCGGGCAACCCTCGGCGCCATCTCGCAGGCCCAGCTTGACGCCGCCATCGCAGCCCTGGTCGACTCTTCGCCAGCTGCCCTCGACACCCTCAACGAGCTGGCTTCAGCCCTTGGCGACGATGCCAACTTCGCCACCACGATGACAAACCAGTTGGCCGGAAAGCAGCCGCTTAACACCGACCTTACCGCCATTTCCGGCCTGGTAAGCGCTGCCAATAAAATGCTCTATGCCACCGGTCCAGGCACTTGGGGGCTCAGTACGCTGACCGCCTTCGCCAGATCCCTGCTCGACGATGCCGATGCGGCCACGGCGCGCACCACACTTGGCGCAATTGGCGCCACCTATTCGCTCGGGCCAAACGGCTACATCATCTTCCCGGCCTGGTTTGCCGGCGGCCTGGTGATCCAATGGGGCAGCGGCTCACCCGCCGCTGGCGGTGAAAACTATTTACTCCCGGTCGCCTTCCCAACCGCGTTCTGGCATGTCTTAACCACCAGTAAAGGTAGCGCGGAGGCCGTCAACACCATCGGCAACACAACCTCCACGACACAGGTTTTCCTCGAATCTACGGTCGCTTCGTCGTCGGTTTCCTACCTGGCGTTCGGCAATTAAGGGAGATATTCATGGCTATAAAATTCAGCCAATCGACACGCGGCTTTTACATCGACGGCGTCCACTCTGATATTCCAGTCGACGCCATCGATATAACCGATGCAGAACACGCCGACTTGCTCGCCGGCGAGTTAGCAGATTCGTGCATTGGCGATGGTGCGGGTGGAAAGCCGATTCAAATTGACCGGCCACCGCCTTCCAAAAAACAACTCTGCTCAGCCATCGACGCCGAAGCGGACGCCGCCCGCCTGGCAGTCGTCGGCGACCCGCTGCGTATTGTCGAATACGAGCGCGCCGCCGCCGAGGCGACGGCATACAAGGAATCAGGCTACAGCGGCGAGGTTCCGGCCTCGGTTATGAGTTGGGCTGAGGCCAAGGGGTGGACGGCCCGGCAGTCCTGCGACGACATCCTTAGCGCTGCCTCCACTTTCAATGCCGCCCTCTACCAGCTGCGCGACATTCGGCTCAAGGGCAAGGAAGCGGTCAGAAATTCCTCCGGCGTCGACGCCCTTACCCTGGCCGATGCCGCCATCGCCAAGATAAAGGCCACCGCCGCAGGGCTCGCCTAGCCGTGATACAGGCGCCCTATGATTATTTAACGGCTGGCCAGTCACCTACGCGGAATATGCATGCCAATGATCACCCTATTATTCAGTACCACCACGAACCCATTTTCGGCCATGATCCGCGCCGCTACCTGGTCGCGCTGGTCGCATGTCGCACTGGTCGATGGCGACACGGTGATCGAGGCTGCGGCACTCCATGGCGTGCGGCGGGTTCCGGTTATATCGGCAATGGATCGGGCGAAGGATATTGCGCGCGTCGATCTGCCTTGCCGCGATTCGAAGGCGGTGATCCAGGCCGCAAGTTCACAGATCGGCAAGCCCTACGACATGACAGCACTATTCGGGCTGCTCATGCACCGCGACTGGCAAGAGGACGATGCCTGGTTCTGCTCTGAACTAGTCGCCTGGGCCTTCGCGCAGGGCGGTACGCCGCTCTTCAGGGCCGAAGCCCTGCACCGCGTCACACCGCAGCACCTCTGGATGCACCCGGCCGGATGATTCGGCCCTAAGTCTTGCGCTTACACCCGCCACTGCGCGACACACGCGCGCGTGGCCGGCAACATGGGCAGCACCACCTGACAGGAGCAGCCCATGCCCGCCGATTACCATCACGGCGTACGCGTCTTCGAACTTTCCGACGGCCGTCGCCCCATCCGCACCATCGAAACCGCCATCATTGGCCTGGTCGCCACTGCCAGCGACGCCGATGCTGCCGCCTTCCCTCTCGACACCGCCACCCTGGTCACCGATGTCCGCACCGCCAGCGGCAAGGCCGGCGACCTCGGCACCCTGGCCCGCAGCCTCGACGCCATCGCCGACCACGGCTCACCGGCCTGCGTCATCGTCCGCGTCGCCGAGGGCGGATCCGAGGCTGAAACCACCTCTAAGCTGATCGGCGGCGTCACCGCAGGCGGCCAATTCACGGGCATGAAAGCCCTGCTCTCGTCCCAGGCCAAGTTCGGCATCAAGCCGCGCATCCTGGGCATTCCCGGCCTCGATGCCTTGCCCGTCGCCACCGAGCTCGTTTCCATTGCCAAACAACTGCGCGGCTTCGCCTACGTCAGCGCCTTCGGTGCCGAGACCAAGGAAGATGCCGTCGCCTACCGCGAAAACTTTGGTGACCGCGAAGTAATGACCATCTGGCCGGACTTCCAGTCATGGGACACCACAGCCAACGCCACCGTCACCGCGCCGGCCATCGCCCGCGCCCTCGGCCTGCGCGCTCAGATCGACGATGAGATCGGCTGGCACAAGACGCTCTCCAACATCCCGGTCCAGAGCGTCACCGGCATCAGCAAGGATGTCTTCTTCGACCTGCAGGACCCGAGCACCGATGCCGGCTTCCTCAACGCCGCCGACGTCACCACGCTTGTCCGCCGCGATGGCTACCGCTTCTGGGGTTCGCGCACCTGTTCGGCCGACCCGCTCTTCGCCTTCGAGTCCTACACCCGCACCGCCCAGGTCCTTGCCGACACCATCGCCGAGGCCCACATGTGGGCCGTCGACAAGCCGCTCACCCCGACCCTGGTCAAAGACATCATCGAAGGCATCAAGGCCAAGGGCCGCGAACTGGTAACCCTCGGCTACCTGCTCGGCTTCGACTGCTGGTACGACGAAGCGGTCAACGACGAAGTCACCCTCAAGGCCGGCAAGCTGTACATCGACTTCGACTACACGCCGGTACCGCCTCTCGAAAACCTGATGTTCCGCCAGCGCATTACCGACCGCTACCTGGCCGACTTCGCCACGCGCATCGCCGCCTGATAGGAGCACAGCACCATGGCACTCCCTTCCCTTCTCAAGAACTTCAACCTGTACAACGACGGCGGCAGCCTGATGGGCATCGCCGACGAAGTCACCTTGCCCAAGCTCGGCCGAAAGACCGAGGAATTCCAGGCGGCCGGCATGCCATTCCCGGTCGACCTCGACATTTCCAATGAAAAGATCGAGCTCGACTGGAACTGCCAGGGCTTCGTCGCTGACGTCGTCAAACAGTACGGCGCGGCCAAGGTCGGCGCGGTATTGCTGCGCTTCTCGGGCGCCTACCAGCGCGAAGACACCGGCGACGTGCAGGCCGTCGAGATCGTCGTCCGCGGCCGCCATAAGGAGATCGATTTCGGGAGCGCCAAGGTCGGCGACAAGAGCCAGACCAAGATCAAGACCGCCTGCGCCTACTACAAGCTGACGGTCGACAACCAGGTTCTGATCGAAATCGACGCCCTGGCCATGATCTTCATCGTCAACGGCGTCGACATGCTCGAAAAGCAGCGCAAGGCCATCGGCCTGGCGTAACCCCCATGTCTCCCTCATTCGTGAGGGAGACATCCCCAAGGAGAAACCATGAGCAACACCGAAAGCCTCACCCTCGAAAACCCCATCCAGCGCGGCGAAACCACCATCACCACGCTCACCCTGCATAAGCCCAAGGGCGGCCATCTAAAGGGCATCAGCATCCGCGCCGTCATGGACATGGAGTGCGACACCGTCCAGCGCCTGCTGCCGCGCATCTGCGACCCCAAGATCACCGCCCAGGAGTCCAACAACCTGGAACCTGAAGACCTCGCCATGGCGGGGGTGAAGATCGCCGGTTTTTTCTTGCCGAAGTCGGTGACGGAATCGGACTCCCCGACCGAATAGAAGAAGCCATGGCCGATATCGCCGTCGTTTTTCACTGGAGCCTGGAGAGCATGGAGGCCCTGGAGGTTTCCGAACTCCTCGCCTGGCGCGAACGCGCGGCGAAGCGCTGCGGAGTCGATGAAGAATGAGCAACGCCCTCGAACTGAAGGTCGTCTTCGCTGCGGTCGACAAGTTCATTCGACCGGTCAAGGCCATCACCGGCAGCGCCGGCGAGGCGGCCAAGGCCCTGCGCGACAACACCGCGCGGATGAAGGAATTCAACCGCACGGTCGAACAGATCGACGCCTTTAAGAAGGTGGAGAAGGACGCCGCCATCGCGGCCAACACCTTCGCCAAGAACCGCCGCGCCATTGACGAGCTCAAGCTCGCCATGGACCGCGCCGGCGTGCCCACCAAGGCGATGTCCGCCGAGATGGAACGCCTGAGTAAGCGCTCCGAAGAACTCAAGGCTAAGCACCAGTCCCTGCTCAATACCGAGCAGGCCCTCTTCGAAAAGCTCAAGGCCGGCGGCATCGATACGCGCAACCTGGCAGAGCACCGCCGGCAGCTGGCCAGCGCCAGCAGTGAAGCCGCCAACGCCAGCCGCCGCCTGACCGCCGCGCTCGAGGCCGAAAACCAGAAGATGCGCCGCCTGCGCGCCGCCCAGGCTGATCTCGCCAAGTCGAAGGAGACGGCCGGAAAGGTCGCCATGGCCGGGGCCGGCATCACTGCCGCCGGCGTTGCCGCCGGCGTCCCGGTCGCCAAGGCCAGCAAGGACTTCGCCGACTTCGAAACCGCCATGCTCGGCGTCGCCCGCCAGATGGACGGCGCCCGCGACGATGACGGCAAGGTCACCAGGAGCTACTGGGAGATGGCCGACGCCATCAAGGCCATGTCCGAGCGCCTGCCGGGAGCAGCCGCCGATATCGCCAAGATCGTCGAAGGCGGCGCCCGCATGGGCATCCAGGGAAAACAAAACCTGCTGATCTACGCCGACACCACGGCTGTCATGGCCAAGGCCTTCGATCTCCCCGTCGACCAGGTCGGCGAAGACGTCGGCAAACTCAGCCAGCTCTACAAGGTGCCCATCAAGGACATTCGGCAGCTCGGCGACACCATCAACTGGCTGGACGACCAGGCCCTGGCCAAGGGCGGCGACATCATCGACGTCATGAAGCGCATCGCCGGTACCGCCGACATGGCGAAGATGAATTTCCGCGAGGCTGCAGCGCTGGGCTCCACCTTCCTCAGCCTGGGCGCCAACCGGGAGGTCGCTGCCAGCGCATCCAACGCCATGATCCGCGAACTCTCGATCGCGACCATGCAGAGCAAGCGATTCCAGGGCGGCATGGGCATGCTCGGCCTGAACAGCAAGGATATTCAGTCCGGCATGACCAAGGACGCCACCGGCACCATCATCAAGGTGCTGGAGAAGATCAAATCGCTCGCCGGCGACAAGCAGCTCGAGGCGGCGACCCGCATCTTCGGCAAGGAATTCGGCGACGATGCCGCCAAGCTGGCCAGCAACCTGGGCGAATACCGCCGCCAGCTGGAACTGGTCCGCGACCAGAAGGCCTTCGGCTCGATGCAGCGCGAAGCTGACGCCTGGGGCGACACGCTCAACGCCCGCATCGAGAACGCCCAGAACGCCTTCACCAACCTTTCCAGCGATCTCGGCCAGCACCTCAAGCCGGCCATCGCCAGCACCTTGGAAAACACCCTCGCCATGGTCCAGGCCGTCCGCAACTGGTCGGCCGAGCACCCGGAGCTTTCCAGCGCGCTCATGACCACCGCGAAGTGGCTGGCCCTGGTGCTTTCCGTGCTGGGCGCCCTCACCGTCGGCGCCGGCGCTCTGTTGGTACCGCTCGCCATGCTCAAGTTTTCCATGGTCACCCTGGGCATATCCGGCGCCGGCGGCTTCGGCATGGTCGCCACTGCCATCCGGGCCGTCGGTCTCGCCCTGGTCGGCAATCCCATCGGCCTCGCCCTCACCGCTATCGCCGTCGCGGCAACGCTCATCTACGCGAACTGGGACAAGCTCGGCGCCTGGTGGTCAAGCATGCTCGACGGCATCATCGGCCGCATCAATCGGCTCAAGGAAAACCTCAAGTACCTGATGCCCGGCCTGTTCGGCAACCTCGAAACCGCGTCGACCAAGGCCGGCACCACCGCAACTATCGCCAACTCGCCTCTGCTGCGCGCAGCTGGCGGCAACAGCTACGCTGTCACCGTCAATGCGCCGCCGGGCACCTTTAACGGCTCCGGTGCCAACAACCTCGCCCAGGATATCCGCCGCGAGCTGGAACGCATGGACGCCGACAAATCCGCCCGAGAGCGCAGCCGCCTACGGGATAGGGAGTAACGATGTACGGCGTCCCCCAACTCCACATGCTGATGGCCCTCGGCCTCTTCGTCTTCGGCATGCAGACACTCCCCTACCAGCAGTTGCAGCGCCAGGTCGCCTGGCGCCACCCGACCAACAGCCGGGTCGGCGCGCGGCCGTCGGCGCAGTTTGTCGGCCGGGGCGATGAGATCATCACCCTTTCCGGCGTCCTCTACCCCGAGATCACCGGCGGCCGCATCAGCCTTGCCGCGCTTGAAGCCATGGCCGACGAAGGCTTGGCCTGGCCTCTCATCGAGGGCACCGGCTGGGTGTATGGCCTTTATGTCGTCGAGGAACTATCCACCACGTCGACCGCGTTCTTCCCGGACGGCGCCGCCCGCAAAATCGAGTTCTCGATCAAGCTCAAGCGCACCGATGACGACCCAAGCCTGCTCGGCACCGTCGGCAAGGAACTGCTCAACCAGCTGAATATCAAATGAGCCTGTTCAACGAGCCGGCCGCCCGGCCACACCCGAGAGTTATCGCCCAGGTCGTGGTCGACGGCGTCAGCCTCAGCGGCATCATTGCGCAGCGCCTCATAAACCTCATCCACACCGACAACCGCGGCTTCGAGGCCGACACCGTCGATCTGGATCTGGACGACGCTGACGGCGCCCTCGATCTGCCCGCCAAAGGCGCCGTGCTCGAGCTGGCCTTCGGCTGGAAGGGAACCGGTCTGGTCAGCAAGGGCCGCTTCATAGTCGCCGAGGTGGCCCACAATGGCGCGCCGGACGTGCTTAGCATTCGCGCCACCAGTGCTGACCTTGGCGCCGGCCTCACCACCCAGCGCGAACGCTCCTGGCACGCCACCACGCTCGGCGCCATCGTCCGCACCATCGCCGACGAAAACGGCCTCGTCCCGCTCATCCACGCCAGTCTCGACGGCGAGGTGATCGAGCACCTCGATCAGACCAACGAGTCCTCCGCCAACCTGCTCACCCGCCTGGGCCAGCGCTACGACGCCATCGCTACCGTCAAGGACGGCCGGCTCATGTTCATTCCGGCAGGCGGCGGCGTTACCGCCAGCGGCAAGCCCATCCCGGCCGCAATCATCCGGCGCCAGTCCGGCGACCGTCACCAGTTCCTGATCAGCGACCGTAATACCTACCAGGCGGTGCGCGCCCTCTACCACGACGTCAATCTGGCCGTGAAAGGCGAAGTCCTCTGGGGCGACACCGAAGACAGCACCGAGCGCGGCGCCCGCCAGACCGCAGCCGCAACGCCAGCCGCCGGGCAGTACAAGACGCTGGCCACCACCTACCCAACCCGCCCCAAGGCCCAGCGCGCCGCGAATCAGGAATGGAAGAAGCTCAAAGGCAACCGGGCCGCCCGCGCTGCTTACGTCGGCATCAAGGCCAAATACAACGACCGCAACCTGGGCGCCGCCGGCGAAGTCACCTACGGCCAGGCCGACGACGAAAAGAAGCGCGCCACCGCCCACCGCCAGGCCGAGCGCGACGCCGCCCGCCAGGTCGGCACCCACAACGCCTTTGAGCGCACGGTCGACAACGTCAAGACCCTGCGCCACGTCTACGCCAACAAGCCCAACGCCCTGCGCGCCGCCCGCGCCGAATGGCGCCGCCTGCTGCGCGGCATGGCAACTTTCAACATCACCCTGGCCGAAGGCGACCCCACCCTGTTCCCGGAAACCCCGGCCACCGTCACCGGCTGGAAGCCTCAGATCGACAGCACCGACTGGCTGATCATCAAGGTCACCAACACCATCGCCGGCGACGGCGGCTACACCCAGCGCCTGGAATTCGAGATCAAGGCGACCGAGATCCCTGACTGATATCAAAAAAACGCGGGGGTAACTCAGTAGATTTGGGGGAAAAATGCCCGGCGATCAAGGCGCCTCTGGCTTGTGTAGTTTTGGTGCATAAACTACTCAAACCGCCACCAACCAATGCATTTTCGCTAGGCTAGAGCTCAAACGGCTCGATATCTCTATACCGGAATCTTAGGTATGGTCCATCGACGCCTTCACCAGGGCACCCAGATGACTGGTTTCAACTTCCTGACCAAGGCGGACGTACTGGCTATGAGCGGGGTGACCCACAAAAAAAGGCAGCTTACTAACGAAGCTTCGGACGGAATGAAAAAGCCCCCAGTCCATAGAACTGGGGGCTCGGCCGTGCGATCTGGCGAATTGCGAAAACCTTAGATTGAGTCGGTTGAGCGCATTCTCATTGGCATCTCCCTCGTGGTAGCAAAAAAATTATAAATCCTTGCCCAGGTAACATCAACTCTTCCGCACTAGCCAGTGTCCACCGATCATACCCTTGTGGAGTGCGAATCGACTCAATCGCCCCGGATACCCTCATCGAAAACGGTTCAAGTTTTGCCTTGTAAGGTCCGTCGACTTTTACTTCAACAAAATACCCTTTCACATAGCGCATGACATCCGTTTTTATATAAGGTTCCGCGGCAACTTCTTGCTCCCACGAAATTGTGCGTTTCATCGAGACAGTCTCATCTGGGCTACCGTTTTGGATACGCGCATGTGGTGCAAGTGAAAACTTCATAACTTCGGTCGTCGGAATACTGGGGTCAGTAATATAAAGACCATTGCCGTCGATAACCTTATCGTTAATTAATAGCATTTCCAGTTTGAAATTCTTGCCATTCTCAATATCAATTCGATGTTCAAGAACTGGATTCTTTGCAGATGGGGAAATAACAATTTTAGCCGCTGTTGTACACTGAACTTTTGCAACACCATCAACAATATCAATTTCATACTCTGCAGTTACATTCTCAAAATGATATTGCAACTCAGAATTGAGGAATTTTTTCTCAATATACTTGACAGCATCGTCATGAGACGTAGGAAGCAAATCACGCAACAACGATCTTGTAATTGCTTGCCAACGCTCAACTAAACATCCTTGACTTTTAGATTTATTCGGATCATAGAAAACATCAAAGATATGACCTTGAAATAGCTCAGTAAACTGCGCAGATTTCATGATAACCGCAAACACACCCGCACCTAAAATCGCGCTTCCTGACTTAAGAAGTGCTTCTCCAGTTCCAGAAGGAATGTATACAAAACTATCTATAGCGACACCAAATATTGCGCCGATAAAAAGCAGAAATGCTCCTCCCCAAAACATCAATCCAGTCAGATTTCTTTTGGCTGGGTCAACAACAAAATTTGTAAACACATCAAGCAAATTACCCATTAATTAATGCTCCCTCGGACGAATTTATATTTATTCGCCATATTGTAACACTGCTTGATTGCCTCAGGCAGCAGCGCTTTCAAACCTCTATCCCGTTCGGCGCGTCCATTTTTCGAGTTCTGGCTCTTGGTCTTTTCAGTAAGATAACCTACGGCTACGATGTTAAATGCCTATATTTAAAGAAGTCCGTTCTCGGCTGCGCATCGTTCGATTTCTGCGACTCCCTCTAATCTTGCCCGCTGACTAGTCTCAGAATCCATAGAAACGGTAACTTTGTGGATAAGGCAAAAAAAAGCCCGGTCATCAACAAGATGCCGGGCTGCTTCGTTATTTGGCTACTTAGATAGATTTTCTTTAGCGGTTACTGCGGGCACCTGTACGTTTGTTTGGTTCTGAGGCATAGAAGGTGGTATTTGAATAATCGTTGGCGGCTGAGCTGCAACTTGCTGACCGGCTCCCACTGACTTCAACCCGCTATAGGCGGCAAATCCGATACCAGCTACGGAAATGAAAATCGTTGCAATCCACTTATAGATGTCGGTATGCGACTTTTCGACGGTCTGTCGTATCGAAGCGATGTCAATCTTGGAATCGGTCGCTTCCGTCTTGGATTTCAACTCTGATATAGCAACCATAATGTCACCAAACGAACGGTGCATATCGCTTCTAAGCTCGGCCATATCCGACTTGGTATCACCAAGTGAGCGATGCATATCACTTCTCAACTCCGCCATATCTGACTTGGTAACGAGTCCAGGCAACACCGCTTCAACCGCGATCAAGCGCTTATCGATTTCGTTTACGGTCTTGTCCATCGGAGGGCTCCCGTCCCCACCACCTCCATCCCTAAGGCGAGGCATACCGGCGTTGGGGTCAATTAGATGAAGGTTCGACATCTTTTGGCTCAGATTGTTGTGTGATACGGGCCAGCCGCATGATTGTAAAGTAATTAAACAGATGGATGTAACCGCATTCCTGACACTCGGCTATAGCTACCGTCAGTGCTGCCTCAGTTCCAATTGAAATCGTGCCTGTCAGCGTACCAGGCGCTGCTTGGCCGAGACGCATCCGAGGCAACGCCCGTAGACTAGGAGCCTTTGGATTGGCTTCATCGCCATTGTCAATATGCATCCCCCAATGTGTTCCATCGCACCATGGGCAACGTTTCTTTGCTAGTTTTACCAGAAACTCGTCGACTTCCTGAATCGACAACGGGGTCGGTATTTCATCCATGTCCATTTCTCTCTTTTTTAAACGTTTTTAAGTGTCGACCGCAGCACTTAACGATTTCCGCGCCGCCAGTCCCATGGTGCCGTCGGCAGCTCGTCACGCCACAGTCCAATCTTCGATAACCTCGCTGTATCTTCTGCATTCGCGTAGGTCGCCCTATCACTCACCGGCTGCTCGCCGGCATATTTCTTGTAGTGCCAGGCAAGTCCTGCATCTAGGAGCCCAAGGCTCGCGTCACGGCCGTTGACCGTAACCTTCCCAATGATTCGGCCATATCGGTCGCGCTTCTTGAAATCGACCTCAGCGTTCTTGCCGAACACCAGGTCGCTCATCTTCTGCTTTGAGCGCTGGCCGTAGGGTTGCGCCTTCTCGGGGGCATCGATGCCCGCCAACCGAATCCGAACAAGCTCCCTGTCTGGGGTGAGGATATCGACGGTATCGCCATCGACCACGCCTACAACACGGCCATTTAGCGTTTCGGCTTGGCAGCAGGAAACCGCAACAAACAACAGCAGTCCGAGAAGCCGATTCACTACAGAACTTCCGATGTGAGATGGCTTCATCGAGTGAGTTTTGCCTCAGGAACATTCGATAGCATTGCGAAGTACCGTGCCCGTGATTTTTCTTCGAGCGGCTCAAGATGTTCGGTAGCAAGCAGAATATTGGCCGCTTCCTCAGGTGGTAACGTTGATGTGAACGGCACTCTGCTCGTACCGAACATAGCGTGCCCGGTAGCTATCGCTGCATCGAGCAAAAACCTCACTTCGGTATATCTCGGGGGCCGGCGGGCGGTGAGGAAACAGCCGTCAAAAACGACGTGCATCGGTTCAGTACCAGTCGGCATTAACTCGACTACGGCTGCAACGAGCGGGAGGTTGGTATCTGGGCCATCAGTTTGGTGGCTGAATCCCGCCACGGGTTCATCCTCCGTTGCGAACAGGACGACCGCCTTCACGGCAGGGTTTTTGAGTAGGTTCAGGATGGCTTCAAGGTTTTCCGTCGTACTCGCCGCCTCATGCCGCATCGCTGCGGTCGGCCGATCGCCGGGCGATTGCCTGAACCGGCGATAGATCTGCATGAAGTATTCGAAACGCGGGGAGTCCTCGCCCAGCACACCGTGTGCAAAACGGCCGGGGATATCGCGCTCGCGCTTTATCAGTTCCGGGTGATGTGGCGTTAGCAAGACAGCCAGCGCGGCATCGCGGAGTTGCGCAGGGGCGGCCTGCCAGATATCGAGCAAATTTTGCTGCTGTTCGTTCAACTGGGCGCCATTCGCACGGTCGCCGGTGATGATGAAGAGAACATCGAAGCCAAGCCTATCCAAAATCGACAAATACAGAGCATCAGGAACGCTTTTCCCTGATTCGTAATTGACTTGGGTGTTTTTGCCTACACCGGTGCGTACACGCAAATCAATCTGAGACATGCCTAGCCGATTTCGCTCCTGTACCAGCCTTGCACCGACGTCACAATTTCTTGGGACACCATCGTTGACATTCCCTAATTCATAAACCATACTTGGTCACCATCACAAAATTCCAAACCGTTACACAGTTTAAGCCATGCAAACCACTGCCAAAGAAAAACCCGTGCGAAAGCGTCGCAATCCACCGGGCAGCTATTCGGATCGTCGGCTTGGAATAACGATCACACCTGAAGAGCGCATCGAACTGACACGCCGCGCAAAACTGGATAACCGAACGTTCTCAGCCATGGCCCGGGTCTACATGCTTCAAGGGATGAAAGCCGACCACCGGTTTGACGAAACCGACGAGGCCTGAACATGTCGCTCCGCACTGAAACCGCCCTCGTCCCATTCCACGGTCAACAACTCTTGACCATCAAGGACGGTGACACCATCCGCGTTGCCATGAAACCGATCTGCGAGGCCATCGGCCTCGACTGGTCGGCTCAATTTCGGCGCATTGAACGTCATGCTGTACTCGGTACCTGCGTTGCCATCATGGCAACGCAGCTCCCAGGCGAAGTTCAATCCCGTGAAGTCATCACCCTCCCTCTCGACTACCTCAACGGCTGGCTGTTCGGCATCGACGTTTCCCGTGTCAAACCGGAACTGCGCGAGCGGTTAGTCGAATACCAGCGCGAATGCTTCGCTGCACTGGCCGCTTACTGGCAACAGGGTGTCGCCACCAATCCCCGTGCCCGGGCTGCGACTATCCCGCAGTTGCTGTCCACCCACCGGCATATCAACAGCTTGCTCAAGGCCTTGAAGGCAGAAACCAATCCACCAGCGCGCCGTGTACTGCATGGCCAACTCGAACAGGCATGCCGCTTGATCTCGCTGGATTGCCCGGCCTTGGACGACATAGGTGTCGACCAAACTCCTGACCACGAAAGCCCGTTGCTTGAGGAGTTCTGGGAAGCGATCGACCTGCTGCTCGCCGGCAAACATGGCAAAGCCCTGAACCACGCCCGGCAGGATGGCCTGCTCGCGCTGAACCTGCCGGAGGTACGGGCAGCAGCGAAGCGTGCCCAAATTTTCCTGCCGGAAGTCGGCGCGCTTCGCCGCGTGCTGTGCGCCAGCCGCCAGCCCCGTTTCGTCGATCGCAAGCCAGTGAACAGCCGCCACACGGGCCGCGCTGTGCGCTGCTGGGTATTTAATTCGCTGGATCGGACCTAAATCCATGTGCCTTTTCATTGTTTTCGAATAGTAGGGGGTTGCAAAAAAATGCTCATGCAGCGTGCAACGCACCCAAGTGCCATTGCCATCATCAGCGACCATATCGAGGCTTGGCGTCGAGACAATCGCTGGTCACGCGAGACAGTGGCCGACTTCATCGTCCAGGCACATGATCGTATCGGCGGCCCCGAAATCACCGGCATTCGTTTTGAGCCGCCGACAACCGACGCCTTCGAGCGCATGCGGGTTAATGCCGACCGGCTGTTCCGCTGGCTGGACGACCGCAGCAAGGACAAGAACCTGCTCACCCTGAACATGTTCTGGCCGATTCTCGAAGCATTGCCGGTCGATCGCCGGGTCATATTGCTGAACGATCTACTGCAGCCGGTCGGTATTGCCGTACGCGGCATCGTCGAATGCGACGGCGATGTCACCCAGGCCGAGATCAATGCTCACTTTCAGGACCTGGTCGACCACGCCGGCCATGCCACCATCGCCACCGCCGCACTGCTCGATGGCATTCATTCCGGCGAGGCCGAGCACGCCGAGGCCAAGCTGGGCCTTGCCGCCGCCACCATCCAGCGCGCCCGCCTCCTGGTCGGCCGCATCATCAAGCGGAGAAAGTCATGAGCGCGTTCAACCAGTGGCGGATCAAGTGCCCGCATTGCAGCGCGGAATCCACAGTGCGCAGCTCGAAGCAGATGAGCGATACGGTCCGCGAGGCCAAGGTCACCTGTGACAACCCGGAATGCATGCATAGCTGGATTGCCCAGTTGGTCGCCGTGCGCACCATCGCCCCGTCGATGATGCCCAACCCCAAGGTCTACATCCCGCTTTCGGACCGTTCGCCGGCAGCCAACCTGCCGGCCAGCAACCAGATGGAGCTCGGCATGGATCACCCGCCGCCCCGAATGGCCACCGGCTAACTCCCTAGCCTTCCCCCACAACCCGAGATACCCGCCAGCGCGCTGAAAACAGCGCGAGGGGAATTTTTTTGCCCAAAAACCGGAAACCAATGACTAGCCAGACCACCGACACCCTCAAGGAAGCCCGCCGCATCGCCCACGGCGCCGGCCTTTTCTTCGTCGAAAAAGCAGACGGTTTCCGCGTTTTCCGCAAGACATCGGCCCGCCCCGTCTATCTCGGCAAGCGGACCGCCCCGGCCGCTCTCCGCTCCTTCGTTTCCCGCTGCGCTACTGCTAAATGAACCCGACCCTTCACGCTGAACTGCTCCCCAAACTGCTCAACGACTACGACTTCAAGAAGTCGGAAGACGGCAAGTCGCTGCGCCGCGGCGAATGCCCGAACTGCAAGAAGAAGGAGCTCTACACCAGCCACGACAAACCGTGGGTGCTGCGCTGCGGTCGACTCAACAAGTGCGGTGCCGAGTTCCATATCAAAGAGCTTTACCCGGATCTCTTCAGCACCTGGTCGGAACGCCACCCCACCACCACAGAGAACCCGAACGCGGCCGCCGATGCCTACATGCGCGACGGGCGCGGCTTCAAGCTGGACATGATCGCCGGCTGGTATGCCCAGGAGAATTTCTGGAGCCGGGAGCACAACGAGGGCAGCGCCACGGTGCGCTTTCAACTGGCACCGAATGTCTGGTGGGAACGCATCATCGACAAGCCACAGCGCTTCGGCAACCAGAAGGCGAACTTTCGCGGCAGCTATGCCGGCATGTGGTGGCAGCCGCCAAATACAACCTCGATCCCGGAAGAGATCTGGATCAACGAGGGCATCTTCGACGCCATCGCCCTGATGCACCACGGCGTGTACGCCGTCTCGATCATGAGCTGCACGAACTATCCCAGCCTGGCGCTCAAGGTGTTGGCCGAGCAGTGCAAGGCCAACGACAAGCCGCGACCGAAGCTGGTCTGGGCGCTGGACGACGGCGTCGCCGGCCGCACCTGGGCGCGCAAGTTCTGCGAGCGCTCGATCAAGGATGGCTGGGAAGCATCGGCAGCCGTCATCCAGAACCGCGGCCAGGCCAAGCTGGACTGGAATGACATGCACCAGCGCGACCGCCTCAATGAAAAGGACCTTGAGGAATACCGCTACCAGGGCGATCTGCTGATGGCCAACAGCGCCAGCGCCAAGGCCAACCTGATCTACAGCCGTCACAACTGGAATTCATTCCCCTTCGACTTCGATAACCGCCTCTGGTGGTGGAAGCTCGATATCGACAAGTACCACAAGGCCAAGGAACTGCTGGAAAGCGGCGAAAACGCACTCCCTGAGCAGGAAGCCAAAGATAAGGCGCTGCTGCAGAGCAATACCGTCTCGGAAATCTGCAATTGCCTGCCCACCCCGCTCTACTACCTCAAGAACGAAGTCACCGACGAGGCCTGGTACTACTTCCGCATCGACTTCCCGCACGACGGCGAAAGCGAGAAGAACACCTTCACCGCCGGTCAACTCACTGCCGAGGCCGAATTCACCAAGCGCCTTTTTCACGTCGGCGCCGGCGCGATCTGGAACGGCAACGCGCACCAGCTGCGCCGCCTGCTCAGTGAATGGACCTTCGACATCAAGAAGGTCAAGACCATCGACTTCAGCGGCTACACGATCGAGCACAAGGCCTACGTCTTCAACAAGGTGGCGATCAGCGACGGTCGCGTCGTCGAACTCAACCATGAGGACTACTTCGACATCGGCAAGCTGGCCATCAAGAGCCTCAGCAAGTCGCTCAAGCTCGATATCAATACCGACCTCAAGGCCTGCAATACCGACTGGTTCGACAAGTTCTACCTGTGCTTCGGCGCCAAGGGCATCGCCTCGCTGGCCGCCTGGATGGGTAGCCTCTTTTCCGAGCAGATCCGCGCCCGCTTCGAGTCCTTCCCCTTCATCGAGATCGTCGGCGAGCCCGGCTCGGGCAAATCGACCATGATCGAATTCCTCTGGCGCCTGGTCGGCCGCAATGGCTACGAAGGCTTCGACCCGATGAAGGGCAGCAACGTCGGCTTCATGCGCAGCATGGCCCAGGTCGCCAACCTGCCGGTGGTGCTGATCGAATCCGACCGCGAAGATGACCTCGACGGCAGCGGCAAGGGCCGCCCCAAGCAATCGTTCCACTGGGACAGCCTGAAGACGCTCTACAACGGCGGCAGCCTGCGCACCACCGGCGTCAAATCATCCGGCAACGACACCTACGACCCGCAATTCCGCGCCGCCCTGTTCATCAGCCAGAACGCCCCGGTGCAGGCATCGACGGCGATCATGGAACGGATCATCCATATCGGCTTCGACAAGTCGCACCAGAGCGAAGCCGGCCGCGAAGCCGCGCTGGAACTCAAGCGCCTCACCGCGAACGACATCTCGGGCTTTCTGGTCAAGGCGCTGACCAACGAAAAGAAGGTGCTGGAGATGATGGAGAAGAACCTCCGCCCCTTCGAAAAGCGCCTTGAGGCCATCGGCATCCGCAACCTGCGGATCCAGAAGAACAACGCCATGCTGATGGTGATGGTCGAGGCGCTCGCCCTGGCCTGCCCGATGACGGAAAGCATTCGTGTCGAAGCGATCAAGCAACTGGCCGCCCTCGCCGTCGAACGCGAACAGGCCCTCGCCAAGGACCACCCGGCCGTCGAGCAATTCTGGGAAGCCTACGAATACCTGAACGGCGTCAGCGTCGACAACAGCAGCGACGACGCCTGCGAAGAGAGGATGAACCACAGCCGCGACGAGCAGTTGATCGCCATCAACCTGAACCACTTCGTCCAGGTCGCCGCCGACATGCGACAGCAGATCCCGCTGATCGCCGACCTCAAGCGCCTGCTCAAGACCAGCCGGCAGCGCAAATTCGTCGAAATCAAGGCCGTCAATTCCGCCATCAACGGCCGCTACAACGCGATGCGCGACAACCACCAGCCAGCCCGCCCCAGCACGATCAAGTGCTGGGTCTTCCAGCGCGAAAAGTCCGCCATGCGCGCCACCACCGCTTAACCGCCTCACCCGTATCAACCCGTATCACTGCAACACAAAAAGGAGATCCACCATGTGCTTCATCGCTCTACCAAAGCCGCCTGTTCAGCAACTGATCGTCGCTGCCCAGCACATCCAGTCACTGCTCGACAACGGCACCCTGGCCGCCGCCTTCAGTGACGGCAACGCCGACCAGGCCGCCACCGCCATTGCCGGTTTTGACCGCCTGCAGGAAAGTGCAACCCGCCTCGCCGGCGAACATAAGACCGTCAGCCCCTACCTGCGCTACCGCCGCGAGATCCTCGGCCCCGGCGAAACCGCCAACCGCCTGCGCGCCCTGGTCCTCAACCTCTGGGGCGGCCGACCGGCCAACCTGTCGCTGCTCTTCCACAACGCCGACGAGCACCACACCCGCATTGCCTTGGAATGCATCGCCAGCTTCACCACGCACGGCGAAAACGACAGCCAGTTCATGACGCTGGCCAGCGAGATCGCCGAACTGAGCAACCGGAATGAAGAGGTGGCGGCATGAGCGAGATCCAGATCATTCCGCTCCCGGAAAAAGCAAGCCGCCCGGGCTATATCCGGATGGAAGTGAGCATTCCGGCCGACGATCAAGAAAAGCTGATCGCCTACCTGTATTCCGATACCTGGGAAAAAGCCCAGGCGCTGCGCAACGCCAAACTCAGTGAGTGCATCAAGAGCCTCGAAGTGGCGCTGAACTGGGCTCTGAACCACGACACCAGCGGCGCCCGCGTCTTCGCCACCCTGCTGGCCAGCATGTACAACGGCACCCGCGTCAAGTTCGACGTCTCCGACCTGAAGCGGCTCGACCAGGGCAACTTCGAGCACGCCATGAACTGCATCCGCCTCTGTCAGGAAACCCACCGCGAACCGCACCAGTTCTTCAAGAACGGCAACGCGCTGTTCGAGCGCTTCATTAAGGACTGGAAGCTTGAGAAGAAAGCGAGGGCCGCGTGATGGCACGGGTAAAGCATACGAACTGGGTCAAGTGCAAAGTCTGGACGCCTGCCCTAACGATGGAATTCGAAGGCAGCAGAATCGGAGGCGCTGTCGAAATTTTCGGGACTCTGTCCGCCGCAGAGCGGGCCAAGGCCATGGAAATGATGAAGGAGCGCGACGCCAAGCTGAGCGCCCGCGAAGCAGCGAAACAACAGGAAGGCGGTGCCGCATGAAAACCCGCGACCTCATCGCCCTGCTTCAGAAGCAACCGGGAAACTCGACCCCCTACGTCCAGGTCACCGATCCGGAAAGCGGCAACCCGATTCTCGTCGCCATCGCCGGCGTCGATCCGGCCACCTCGCCGGCCTACGGCACTGCCGTCATCATCGAACTGGAGGGCTGATCATGTCCCGCAAATGCTCCCCCGTCCCCACCGCCAAAGTCGACGCCCTGGTTACCGAACTCCAGACCATTGGTGACCGCCTTGAGGCGAAACGTCTCCCCTGCTGGCTCACCATCGCCCGGGCAGCCTTCATCCTCGCCGGCATCCGCCATGGCTTCACCAATACCGCTCAGGTCGCCGGCATCAACGTCGAGCGGCTGGTCATCGACATTGAGCAACTTGCCGATGGATTCGAGGAACGCGACCACCCGGACTACAAGCCGTTGACCATGGCCGCCTCGTTGATCGAAGGTATCCGGCTCGGCATCACCACCATTGCCGACGATGCCCCGTCCGAGAACTGGTTCGGAGTCGATCTCGCCACCGGCCCTGACCAAACCGTCCGGAGCACCCGCCATGTCAATTAACCTCGCCCGTCGCCCGGTCGACAGTGGCATCGCCGCCGCCTTCCCGATGCTTCCTTCCACCTCGTCGGTCTTCGACATGGCCAAGGCCTTCGGGCCGCTCGACCAGTTGCTCGCCGATCTCTACGCCGGCGAAGTCGCCTTCCATGGCCCGACGCCGCTCATGCTCGACCACGACGGCAGTTATGGCGAGATCGTGCCTTCGCTGCTCGGCTGGACAAGTTGCATGGAACGCATCGCCCGCCGCCTCGATATCCCGCTCGATCTCAGCCAGTTGCGCCGCCTGGCCAAGCGCATCGAAGCCGGCATCCTGATCGACGTCGCCGACATCGACCGCGCCGCAGCCCTGATCGAGCGCTGCCGCGCCATCTTCATGGCCTGCCCGGTAGCCGTCCGCAAGGCCGCCACCAACGAAGAGTTCATCGACATCGAAATCGAAGCCTTGGGCTTGCGGGAGGCTGCATGAGTGATATCGATTTCCTCACAGCCAAGGTGCGAGGCCTCGAGAACGAAAACCGTGCGCTGCGCGAAACGATGTGGGACGGCTACTTCAAGGCAGCCTGCGCCGCGACGTTGCATCGCGGCAAGGTATCTGGCGTATCCGCTGCGGCTGAAATCGCCGACGAAATGATGCGTGTAAGGGAGGCTCGGAAACAATGACCAATGCAGAACTTATTGAACGCCTGCAGGCGTTCCCGGCAAATCAGCCGGCTTATATCGAAGTCGAGACGGCAACCGATGTGCAGTGGTGCCCGATCCTTACCGTAGAAGCCTTCAATATCCCGCGTGAAGGCAACGTAATCAACATTATTCCGATGGTGAAATAGATGAACCGCGATCCATTTACCATCAACCCGTCCGAAGTCCGCGAAATCCTCCACTTCCACATGTGCGGCGCCATCGGTGGCGGCGCCAAGGGCTTCAACCGCGGCAAGGCCCGCGTCGGCAATCTGGTCGCCAAGTTCCGCTGCCTCGGCTCAGTCGATGTCGATGCTGCCGCAAACCGCGATTTCCAGCGCCTGGTCGGCGTGCCGGCCACGACGCTCGACCTCTTCGACCGCGACCAGTACATCGCCTTCCACGGCAAGGAACCGCCGGCCGGCTGGCGCGAAGCCACGCCGGAGGACATCCGCGCCGCCGCCGGCCATGAGTTCCCGCACATCGTCTTCACCAGCATGCCGTGCAAGGGTTTCAGCGGCCTGCTCAACGAGACCAAGAGCAAGACCTCGAAATACCAGGCGCTCAACCGCCTGACGCTGCGTGGCATGTGGCTGATGCTCGAAGCCTTCGCCGAGGATCCGCCCGAGCTGATCCTGTTCGAAAACGTGCCGCGTATCGCCACCCGGGGCCGTCACCTGCTCGACCAGATCAACGACCTGCTGCGCGCCTACGGTTACGCCGTCGCCGAGACCACGCACGACTGCGGCGAACTCGGCGGCCTGGCCGAAAGCCGCAAGCGATTCCTACTCGTCGCCCGCCACATCGAGAAGGTCCCGCCCTTCCTCTACGAACCGGAGAAGAAGCGCCTGCAGGGCGTCGGTACCGTCCTCGGCCGCATGCCGCTGCCCGGTGACCTCGCCGCCGGCCCCATGCACCGCGTGCCCAACCTACAGTGGAAGACGTGGGTGCGGCTGGCCTTCGTCGAAGCCGGCAGCGACTGGCGCAGCCTCAACAAGCTGGCGGTCGACAACGGCCACCTGCGCGATTTCCTGATCGTGCCGGAATTCCGCGCCGGCTACCTGGGCGTCAATCAGTGGGATGAGCCGATGGGCACCATCGCCGGGCGGTCAACGCCGAGCAATGGTAATTTCTCCGTTGCCGATCCGCGCTACCCGTCCGGCGGCGAATACGGCCAGCTCGGCGTCCGCGCCTGGGACGAACCGACCGGCGCTATCACCGGCCAGCGCAGCCCAATTCAGGGCGGTTTCTCGGTGGCCGACCCGCGCACACAGCTGAAATCAAATGCCCATCAGAACCTCTACCGCATCGTAAATTGGTCTGAGCATTGCAAATCTGTGACCGGAGCATCTCATGTTGCTGGCGGTGCTCTATGCGTCGCCGACCCGCGCCGCGAAGGCGATGGCTTCGGCAAGTATCTGGTCACCCCATGGGAAAACCCATCAGGCGCGGTAATTTCCGGCAGTACCACCGGCCAGGGCGCCTACGCCGTCGCCGACCCGCGCACCGGCCTCGATCGCGCCAAGGGCGACCACTACCTGACCGCCGGCCACTACGGCGTCACCCCGTGGGATAGCCCGAGCGGCGCCGTCTCGGCCGCTGCCGGCCACGACAACGGCCGCTGGTCCGTCGCCGATCCGCGCATGCCGGAACAAACCGACAAACTCGTCGCCCGCATCCGCGCCCTCGACGGCACCTGGCACCGCCCCTTCACCACCCTCGAACTCGCCGCCCTGCAAAGCCTGGTCGATCCCGAAGAACACCTCGAACTCGACGGCCTCAGCGACAGCGACTGGCGCGAACGCATCGGCAACGCCGTCCCGCCAGCCGCCGCCGAAGCCATCGCCGGCGTCATGGGCGTCACGCTGCTGCTAGCGTGGTCTGGCGAGACTTTCATGCTGTCGTCCATGCCCATCTGGGTGCGGCCGGTGGCGATGGCGCTGAGCGTGGCGCAGGGGGGTGCGGCATGAAGATGGCCAAAGCCTCTAAGGCCGATTTGAACATGGCGGTAAAACTCGCCAACTATCTCGACGCCATAGAACGCGGATACATGCCGGATGAACTCTCCGAAGATCCTGAGTCCGGCGAATGGCTCGACACATCCGACCGGGAACAATACGGCCGCCTGGTCGACGGTTTGAAACGCCTGCTTAACCAAGGATCTATCTTTCGGGTCATCTGGGGGATGGCGGTCGTCTGCGATCCGCAAAACAAGTGCATCGACCCGGATGCAGCCACCATTGAGGTCCATCCGTACCACATCAAGATCGCTGAGCACCGCGACGAACTACTGGAGGCACTTCAAGACATGCTTCACGTCATGGAGCAGCACGAACAGCTTTCTGGCTGCGAATGCTCAATTGGTGACGCAGCCCGCGCCGCAATTGCCAACGCGAAGGGCGGTGCCACATGAGCGCTTGTCTTTCAATCCGCCAGCCTTGGGCCTGGCTCATCCTGAACGCCGGCAAGGACATCGAGAACCGCGACTGGCGCACCAACTTTCGCGGGCGCGTCCTGATTCACGCCTCAAAGAGCTGCGCCAAGTCTGAATACGAAAATGCCATCGATTTCATGGTCGACTGTGGCATTGACCGGCTCGCCGCCGATCTTCCCTCGATCGATCAATTCGAGCGCGGCGGCATCATCGGCTCCGTCGAAATTGTCGATTGCACCGACCACTCGGAATCGCCATGGTTCGTCGGCGACTTCGGCTTTGTCCTCCGTAACCCGAAGCCCATGCCATTCATGCCCTATAAAGGCCGCCTCGGATTCTTCAATGTCCCGGAGATCAAACCATGACCTCCGGGATGCTCACTAATACTTATGCCGCAATGATGCGATCGAGGACTTCGCGGACTCCAACTTCGAAGACGACTAGGCCTTATTCGTTGTCGGAAATCCATTGCAGAGCCTTTTCCTTCGCTTCGAAGCGAGGCGCTGGTCCAAGAGGCATGTACGCCTCAACAGATTGGGCGGCAGAGAGACTGATGGTGATCATGGTGAAATACTCCAGAAAGGTGGTCTGCCGTGGGTAAGGTATTTACGCCAGAAAGGCGACAGGCCGTTGCTGATTCTCTGGTCACGACATCAACGCGCGGTCAACTTCAAGAAAAAATCACCGCCCCGGCCATCCGTTACCACGTCGTCAGTGTTTCCAGCGGTAAAGACAGTCTCGCGACCGCTTTGCTTGCCTTGCGGCGTGTTGACCGCATCAACTTGCGCTTCATCTTCTGCGACACCGGCAACGAACATCGGGCCGTCTATGAGTACCTGGCATACATGGAACAGGCACTTGATATCCAGATTGACCGCCTTGTTGCCGACTTTTCTGAGGAAATCGCCGCAAAGCGCCGTTTTGTTGCTCGCGACCAGCGCGTTGGCAGAGACTACGACACGGTTCCTGTTTTCGAGGCTGATGGCAAAACCCCGGTGCTGAAGCGTGATGGGCGCGGCAATATCGTGATGCGCCGCGTCCGGCGCGCTGGCCAGTACGTCGACGAGCCGGTGCAGAAAACCAAGAAAGTCGGCGGTGGACGGCGTCGGCGCTGGAGCAACACGGCGAAGCGCCGCGCCCTGGGCGCGCTGTATTCAACCGGGAATCCGTTCCTCGATCTGTGCATCTGGAAGGGTCGGTTCCCGTCCCGCAAGGCGCAGTTCTGCACTGAAGAACTGAAGCGGAACATGGCCGTGCGCTACCAGATCGACCTGATCGACGCCGGCCACCAGGTGGTCAGCTGGCAGGGTGTCCGCCGGGATGAATCTGAGAATCGTCGCCACGCCAAGAAGATCGAGCGTCTCGGCCCCAGCTTGTGGGCTTTCCGCCCCTTGGTCGAGTGGTCGGCCGCACAGGTTTTCCACCTGGCGGCGGAGTGCGGCATCCAGCCGAACCCGCTGTATCGTCAGGGAATGGGCCGGGTCGGGTGCATGCCGTGCATCAACGTCGGCAAGGACAAGCTGTTACAGATCAATGCGCGGTTTCCTGGGTGCCTTGAGGAAAAATCGATCTTGGAGACGCGTGTTTCACTGTGTTCGAAACGTGGATTTTCGACGTTCTTCAACAAGGAACTGCACGGCAAAAAGTCATCCGACAGGCGCATCCATTTCGCCAACCGAGTAGAGGCCGTGATTGAGTGGTCGAGGACTGGCCGAGGCGGCCGCCAACGCGACATGCTGGCCGATTTGATCGACGGTGATGTCTGCTCGTCGGCATATGGGTTGTGTGAATGACCTCCTACGCCGCCCAGAAAGGCCGCACCGCGCAATCGGTGCGGTCAACGTCGCCTGCAGCGAAAAAAGCGCTGACGCCGGCCGACGACGCCCAGGTGGCGGAGAACAAGCAATTCATCCTGGAACACATGCCCGAGCTGCTGCCGATGATCCGCGCTCTTCACGCCGAAGGCCTGATCGACGGCTGGCGGGCTGTGAAAAACTGCAATTTGAACGAGAGAAAGTGATGAGCAATAGACCGATCAACGCCGGCCAGCCTATCCAGCAGACGGCAATCATGGACACCAAGCAGCTGCTGGCCTACATCAAACCAATATCCGAGCGCCTGTATTGGAGCGTTTTGACCAAGGATCCGCGCTTTCCAAAGCCGCTGATCGGCGGCAATGGGGCGAAGGCGCTGCACAGCGTAGAGGCGGTGGCTACCTATCTGGAAGAAGCGGCGCGAACCGGCTTCATGGCGCCGGCGGACTCTGAAGGTTCCGGTGCGTAGTGATGGCCAGATCGATCTGCTGCGCCCACCAGGCCAGCACTCTGGCCATGCCTTGTTCAAGCTTCCCGCGCTGGTAGTGCGCAGACACACCACGCGGGGAATGGTCAAGGACACCCTCGACCCACAGCGAGGAAAACAGCGGCCGATCATCGGCATCGGCCGCATCCTCGGCCATCGTCTTCAGGGAACTGCGCCAGCCATGGGGAACGGCAACACCACGAAACCCGAGGCGCTGGAAGGCCATGCTGAAAGCTTCAACGGTGATGTGCTTGGCGTCGCCATGGCGGGGCGTGAATAAGTATTCCGTATCCGTCGGCAGCCGCTTGATCAGATTGCCGACGGCAGCCGGCAAAACCAGCACCTGGTCGTAGGGCTTGAGGCCCCAATCACTGACCTTCATTCGACTGCGCGGAATAGTCCAGATCACCCCGCCGTCTTCCAGGAACTTGAATTCATCGCGCCGTGTGCCGGCAACCTCGCCCGACCGCTGCGCGGTGTAGGCCTGCAGCAGCAACGCAATCCGGGTGGTGATGTAAAGGCTGGAGTTCTCGATCGCCGAGAACAGGCGCCCGAGCCCAGCCAGATCCGTGACTGCAGGTAGCTTGGTGAAGGTCACCGGCTTTTCGACTGACCGGAGTTCGGCCTTGAGCAAACGAGCCTGGTTACTGGCCAAGCCCTCTTTGCTGCTGACGAACGACAGGACCTGCCCGATCAACATCAATACTTTTGGTGCCAGCTTCGGCTGATCGCGCCGCACAGTGTCCAGCGAATCACGAATCACTGTTGAGGTGATTTCGATCACTGGCATTGACCACATTGGCGTCGGCGCTATGTGGTTAAGCATCCTCGCCTCGCATTGCTTCAAGGTTCGGGCATTCCACTTTGAATTCGGCGAGCTGGCCATCTGCTTGAGAAAGGCGTCCCAGGCTTCCGAGAAGGTCATCGGCCTGCAAGGGGCATTGCCAGCGGCCGCGACCTTTAGCTGATAGGCATCAGCACGGATGCTGGCCAGTTGATCCTGGGTGATGTCACCGACGATGGTCGTTACCCTGACATCCTTGCCGGCGATTCTTTGCCAGGCGGTTAGGCTGCCGTCCTTGTTCCGGATGAACGACAGGGCCAGCCCATCAGAAACCTTACCCGGCGCACGCTTGCGATTCAGGATCGAGGCTGAAAGCTTGTAGCCAGCCATATCCATTCCCCTTTAAACCGGCGAACCAGCGATAACAGTGGGCATTCCCCCCGGATTCCCTTTTTCTGCTCGCAGTTAGATTCGCGCCGGAATGATACAGCTTCAACAGAAATTCGCTAAAGGCCAAGCAGCACAAGCCGCACGCCAAAAAAAACGGGAGCAATTTGCCCCCGTCTTGATACAGGCATTACATGCCTAATTGCCATTTAAACCCTTGATTGTGACAAAAGTCTGCATTTCACCGCGCCGGACCAGCAAGGTAACGCTACTCCCCTTGTCGAACTGAGCCAGCAACTTGTTGAACTGCTCGACGGAACGAAGCTCAGTG